GCGTTATACAACGTCGATCTCATTCCCCGAACTTAAGTTTGCTATTCGCGCCGTGCCCATCTGGGCGCGAGCCTCGTTTCTTGAGGCCGAATTAGTGACGCGTGGGATTCATCCCACGTAACCTCGTCAAAAATCCTCTGTCTCCACCATTGATCAAGCTTATACACTTGAAGATGTATTGGCTCGACGACTTCTACAATAGAAAGGGACTCTCCATTAAAGAAGAGCCTCCTTTCTGTAGTCGACGGGCCAGGATCACTATTCAGTGACCTGGCCTCAATCCCCTGGATGCGCACCTCGGTGACTTGCCAATCGGCATTCCACCTAACATGCGCCTCATACACATAAGAATGTTTATTCTTAGTGTATAAACCAAAATCTTCTCTTCGCGATGAAAAGGGTAATGGGTAGCGAAACCCATATCTCTTCAGAGCGCTCAGATAAAAACTAGCAACGTGATGATAAAAATTATCACGTAGCCAGTTGATGCTCCCAATGAAGGAAGCATACACTTTGGTGTCCCATCGACCTTTCGTAAAGAAAGGTAGACGAAACATCACAGGAGTGACATCTAGGCCCTCAAACGCAAACACCCCGCAACTTTCGCGAAATGATTGAGATCCAGTAAACGATTTAGATCGATTTACCGTAAAGCCTAAACGGTCTAAGATGGAGGTGACGGTGCCTGTGGTACGTGAGTCCACGGCAATGTCATCGCCATAAACCACTGGAGGTTCATACTTCCCAGTGAAGGGAGTGTACGAGGAGCGGCTCTTCCAGAAACGGGTTAGAATAAATTTTCTCACCTCGTCAACGGAATAGTCTCTTGCTCCAGTGCCCTTCTCGGAGGATACTGCCATAGCAGCGTAGATACATACTGCAGTGAATATGATACACTGAGTAGGGAAGCAAATAGCTGAACCCATAGGCGCGAATTTATAAGCGCTTATCGTATCACTACCATCATAGAGCTCAACTCTTGAGCTCCTGGTGGCTAGCATAAAGAAGAGCCAGTCCGGCGGAAAAACACGTCGAACCAACTCCAAGCTAACGCTGTCAGAAGCAGAAGACAAGTCAATGGTGTCAGTGCTGAAGTAAAGACTTCCATGCACGGCAGCATTTTGGCTCGTGGTCTGATCTCTAAGAGTGACAAACCTAGATATCAAACCGTCATCCATTGAGTTAACCATCCACCTCATCACTTCCTGTTGGAAGTACATGAAAGTATTTGGCTCCATGGATATAGTACGACTTTTAGTAATGTCCTTAGGGACAAACTTCTGTCGTGCCGAGTCTCTTGTCTGATCTCCCTGCGTAACAATCGCCTCTCGGCGAGTGAATCCTTCGTCTCGTGAGCGACCAGGTCTCTCACGATCGAAAGCGTACCTCAGACGAGGAGTCCAACGAAGGCAGTTAAGCTTATCGAAAGGACCCTCCACTCCTCTTTCGGCGACCTTTCCTGGACCAAATTTTGGCAGGAGAACGTCGACCTTAAGGGGAGGCAGAATTGCGTTGATGATGTTGCGGATTATGTCAACATCTTCATCGGCAAGGACCAAGGTACGCAGCTTCTCCTCGACCTCAAGCCAACCGCGAAATGCGGTGGCATCGAAATCAGGATCTTCATATTCAAGCTTCTTACCGAAAAGTAAGAAACTGAGTACGAATTTCAGGAGATCGGGTCGTCCGGTCTTGAGCCACATGTGATACTCCTTAAAAATAGGAGTGTCGAGCATGAACTCATGAAAGACTCTTGTTGAAGAGTCACTACCCGTAGAATACTCATTAGAGAGTATATCATGCGAGTAACCGGAAAAGAGTTTAATGGTGACAGCAAGATGTTGACGTGTTAATAGCTTTATGAAGCTATAATACGTAGACATAGGCTTATCACCATGACTCTCTTTCAGAGGGCTGTCACAGAGAAGTTTGATATACGACAACACAAAGAACTTAAGGAAGTTCTCGTTGTCACCGTATCCAAACTCGGAAGGGAAGGTGATAGATTCCGTAGAGATACGGATATCACCACCGCGCAGGTGTAATTCTGCACCTGCATATTCCATCAATGTTTACGGGTACAGACCCAATACAACCCCGAAGTTCATCGGATTGATGACTCCAGGATTCGGGACTGCACTGGTAACACCGTCGAACCACAGAGAGAACGCAGATCCTAAAAAGGATAACGTCTTAGCTGTGTCTTCGGCCGGCCCAGGAAGAGTCATGCCA